GCTTTCTGGCTGCTTGTATTGAGATAGCTGGGTACCATAAAGCTAAGATACTGCGTACAGAATACTTTAGTGGGTTACCTATCCCAATCGATGGATCCAACAACGGTTAATTTCGCCAGCTGTTGTAAAACTCTGTGAACTCAGGGGAAGCCTAAGTGCATTTGCATATGGTAATCCTGATCCAAGCCCTTAAGGGAAGGAGCAACGACTATTCCGCAAGGAAGTACACTCAAGTGAGTGGAAGCGCAGAGCACCTAATAAGGTGAAGATATAGTCTGAACTATATGGAAACATATAGCTGCCAACCATCCTGCCAGCCGGTACCTAATAGAGAAAACATATTAGGAGATCAAATGGTAAATAATTTTTATGTGTATCAACACATTGATGAAGATGGTACAATTGTTTATGTAGGTAAAGGTAGATATGCTCGTGCATGGAGGCATGAGAAACGTAATAAAGAGCATTCAGAATGGATGGCTCAACAACTACCTTTACTAAACGTAAAGATAATGTTTAAAGGTTGTACTGAAGAACAAGCTTTTAAATTAGAAAAAGAGCTAATAGAAAAGCTGCAACCTAAGTATAATAAAGATCATACTGATAGAGGCTACTCACAAAGAAAAGATTTTGGTAAATGGTTATCTGAAAACCACTCAAGGTTTCATGATAGTGAATTACAAAAGAATCTTGGAAAACGAGCAGCACAATCAAGTAACCACCCCAATAATACACAACATACTTGTATTCATTGTGGTGCTGTAATGAATCTTGGTCATATTAAACGTTATCATAATGACAATTGTAAAAGGCGGGTTGAGAGTAACAAACTCAACTGAACAAGGTGTGGCAACACCTAGCTGCAATGAGTAAAGATAAACAAGCGGGTACATTAGTATCACTAGTACCTACACCTATTCAAAAAGACTTCTATGTAGCCGTGGCTAAAGAACTTATCACAGTAATGCCTGACTGGTTTGAAGAAAAGCAAATGCCCATGAAGCATATCCGTAAAGGTATTGCCAAGAGAGGGTCAATGACTCGTGCATACTCAGCGGGTAAACAACGTATTGCTAAGAACATGTATGACGATTGTCACATGGAAGGCTTTACGGTTAAATACGGTATTACTGAGGATGACTGCAATAAATTGGCACACAACCTTATTCAGGCTATTAATACTGTATGTGCAGGTCCATTAAAAACTACAAAGTATTTACAAAAGATAGCTGAACATGAACTAAACTCTGGACGTAACCAATTAACTTGGCATACACCATCTGGTTTCCCTGTTGTTTATAAGGCTTTCTTACAACATGAAAGGAAACAACGTGGTACTATTAAGGGTATTCAGGGTAATAAAGATGGTCGTGTTATGCATGTGGTTAAGGTTGATGTACTTAACAAAGAAACTGGTGACAAAGTACCCTGTCGCCGTAGCTTTGCGTCTGGTATTAGCCCTAACGTTGTTCATTCCTATGACGCTGCTCACATGGCTAACACTATTACTGCTTTCAATGGTTCATTCGGTGCAGTTCACGACTCGTTTAGTACCCATGCTGATGAAGTGGATTTTCTACAGGAAGTAACTAAGATATCTTTCATTGCACAGTATGACGTAGAAAACTTCTTTGATGTACTCCAAGATACCCTTATGCTTGATAAAGAATCGTTTAAGTTTAACCAGCCTGAGTTAGGTAACCTTGATTTATCAGAGGTAAGTAATTCAAAGTATTTCTTTTGTTAAGCTAGCGAGAGAAGTCGGTCCCTAATACCATATACAAACAATTAACAAGGATTTTAATGACAACATACAACACACCATGGTCTACAGTCGGATACTTAACATACAAGCGTACATACGCTCGTGATATGGGTAACGGTAAAACAGAAGAATTTGAGGACACTATTGACCGGGTACTTGCAGCATCACTAACCCAACTACACTGTAACTTCAGTGAAGAAGAAATTATGATGTTAAAAGATTACATGATGAACCTTAAGGTATCAGTAGCCGGTCGATTCTTGTGGCAATTAGGCACTAAAACAGTAAAGACTTACGGCCTACCCTCACTACAGAACTGTGCTGGTTGCGTAGTTGATGAGCCTGTTCGTCCATTTACATGGGCTATGGATATGCTTATGCTTGGTAGCGGTGTTGGTTACAACATCCAGAACGAACATGTATCTAAACTACCACCTGTAAATAAGAAATTTAAAACACCTACCCGTCAAGACACAGCTTCAGCAGACTTTATTGTCCCTGATAGCCGTGAAGGTTGGGTACAACTATTAGGTAAGACCCTTAAAGCTGCTCTACTAGCGGATAACAAAACAACTTTTACTTACTCAACACAATTAATCCGTTCAGCTGGTGCCCCTATTAAAGGCTTTGGTGGTACGGCCTCTGGTCCTGAGATCCTAGTCAAAGGTATTACAGAAATTAGTACTGTATTAGAAGCCCGTAAGGGTAAACAGCTACGCCCTGTAGATGTACTAGATATTATGAACATTATTGGTTCTATTGTTGTAGCAGGTAATGTACGTAGGTCAGCACAAATTGCTCTTGGTGATGCCACGGATATTGAATATCTAAATGCTAAACGTTGGGACTTAGGTAACATTCCTCATTGGAGAGCAATGAGTAACAACAGTATTGTTTGGGATGGTAAAGAAACTTTACCTGAAGAATTCTGGGCTGGATACGAAGGTAAAGGTGAACCTTACGGTTTGATTAACCTAGAACTATCTCGTGCGCAAGGTCGCCTTGGTGACACAGCCTACCCAGATCCTGATGTTGTTGTGTATAACCCTTGTGCTGAACAAAGCTTAAACAACTATGAGACATGTGCTTTAGGTGAGATCTTTTTACCTAACTTTAAAAGCAAAAAAGAATTATTTAAAGCATCATCACTATTGTACCGTATTGTTAAACATTCATTAGCACTACCAGCAAAAGGTCTGGAAGAAACACAAGCTATTGTTAACAAAAATATGCGTATGGGACTTGGTATTACAGGTTACTTACAAGCCACTGAAGAGCAGCAGTCTTGGTTGAGCGATACATACGAATACCTACGTGCATTTGATAAAGTATACTCTAAGCAAAATGGTTTCCCTGAAAGTATTAAGCTTACAACAGTAAAGCCTTCAGGTACTTTATCATTACTACCCGGTGTAACCCCCGGTGTACACCCTGCTTATGCCAAGCATATGATTCGCCGTATTCGTATTGCAGCAGGACATCCACTAATTGATGTGTGCAAAGCTAATGGTTACAAAGTAGAGTATGTTCGTAAGTTTGATGGATCAAGTGACCATAGCACTATGGTTGTTGAGTTTCCATTTATGCACTCGGAAAATGCTATTGTTGCTAAAGACCTTAGTGCTTTGGAATTGCTTGGTTATGTCCAACGACTACAAACTGAATGGTCAGATAACTCAGTTAGCTGTACTGTGTACTACAAGAAAGAGGAATTAGATACTATTAAACAGTATTTATACGACAACTTTGCTACCAAGCACAAAACACTATCATTCCTACTACATAGCGACCACGGCTTTGATCAAGCTCCTTTAGAAGAAATTACTAAAGAAACTTATGATGCGCTAGTAGCAACAACTAAACTAGTAACATCTATTGATTCAGCTACCGATTTAGGTCTTGAAGATGATTGTGCTACTGGTGCTTGCCCTGTACGATAAGGAGCTATATGAAGATATTAAAGTTCTCTGCTGAATGGTGTAACCCGTGTAAGCAAATGACTGAATGGTTAAAGACTCAGGACTATGACCATGATATTGTAGATATTAATATTGAGGGTAATGAAGAGGTAATTAAACACTATGGTATCCGTAGTGTACCTACTTTGGTTATGCTAAGTGAAGATGAATCATACCCTCTTAAAACAATAACAGGCTTCAGTGTACCTAAGCTAGAAGCTTTTTTGAAGATCTGACTAGCCGGTTCCTAATAGTAAAAGTTTTTGGCATATAGCTCAGTTGGTAGAGCGCATGACTGTTAATCATGATGTCCCTGGTTCGAGCCCAGGTTTGCCAGCCAAATAAAGGATGTCGAGAAGCATTGGTGACTTCAGCGGATTGTAAATCCGTCACTCTCAGGAGTACACTTGGTTCGATTCCAAGGGCATCCACCAAAACAAATGTACCTCTAGCTCAATTGGCAGAGCAGTGGATTCCAAATCCACAGGTTGTAGGTTCAAGTCCTACGGGGTATGCCAAAACAAAACTCAAGATAGCTCAACTGGTTAGAGCAGTGAACTCATAATTCATTGGTTATCGGTTCGAGTCCGGTTCTTGAGACCAAAACAACAGCGGGTAAGGTGGTCACTACTGCAGTCCCATAAGCTCGCAGCATCACTGGTTCGAATCCAGTACCCGCTTCCAGTCACCCTACCTTAGGTGCCGTTGATGTCACGGAACAGGCGTCCTATGTAGCTCCCGCATAGTAAAATAAAGGGAGCAACTTACGGGTGGTTCGTATAACGGATAATACAAAGTGCTTCTACCGCTTGAATAGGGGTTCGATTCCTCTACTACCCTCCAACTAACCTAAGGTAATATATGAGTAAAAAGAAATATCATGTAAGGAAATTCCTTAATAAAACAACTGGTACAGCTGCTATTGAGATTCAATCCAGCTACACTGCCTGGAACTTTGATTGTGGAGTTTCATTATCGGACTGTAATCGTAAGATTGATTTGGATTTCCATATGTGGAACCCCAAACAAGTAAAAAATAAAA